TGGGCAAGCCCCGACAAACCCGCGCCGACAAATGGAAACAACGAGAAGTAGTGCTTCGTTACCGGGCGTTCTGTGATGAGGTCAGGCTGAAGAAGGTCGTTATGCCAGAGGCGGGAAGTCACATTACCTTCATCCTGCCGATGCCGGCGAGCTGGAGCCAGAAAAAACGCGTAGCAATGAATGGTCAGGCTCATCAGCAAAAGCCAGATGCCGACAACATGATTAAAGCGTTGATGGATGCACTGTTTGCTGACGACGCGCATATCTGGGACTTTCGGGTAACAAAGCTCTGGGGTGAGACCGGACAAATTTTAATTTCTGATATCGGAGAAGTGGCCGCATGAAACTGGAAGCCTCCTTAAAACACTTCAGCCCACAAGGCATGCATATCAGCGACGACGTGAAAAGCACTTCGCCGAATCGCCTGAATGGCGCAGACGTTATGACCGGGATCGGGGTGACCAGCAGCCGGGCACGGTTCGGGCTGGCGGCGTTCTTCGGTAAGGCTGGCATCAGTAGAACCGATGAGCAACTGGCCGTTCAGGCGCTGGCGCGACATGCCCTTGATACAGCACCTAAAAACGTGCGGAAGGCCGCGGGTAAAGCGCTGGGGCGCTGCTGCCTGGTGCTGGCGCAGTTTGCCTTTGCAGAGTATTCCCGTTCAGCTGAAACCACCGGGACCTGTAAAGCATGTGAGGGGCGCGGTGTAACCAAATCAGTTGAGGAAGTTGTTAAGCACCCCGGAATATACAAAAGCGACGGCGAGGAAATTGTCGCTCCGATTGTAAGGCAGGAGATAGTAGTACGGCAGTGCGTTGTATGCGGTGGGAAGGGGGTCATTAATGCCCGCTGCCGCTGCGGTGGTTCTGGACAGGTTCTGGATCGAAAAGAGACCAAAGAGCACGGGGCGCCGGTATATAAAACCTGTGAGCGCTGTTCGGGTAATGGTTTCACCAGCGTCAAGTCAGCGAACGCACACCGGGCGATCCAGATGTACATACCTGATTTACATCAGTCCTCATGGTCACGCAACTGGAAGCCGTTTTATGAAGGGCTGGTGGATATGCTTCACAAAGGCGAGAGGCAGGCTGCTGCAGAATTCGAGAAGGCGACCAGTTACTGAAGCGATCAAAGCATATAGCGGCAAATTTTTGCACGATAGAGTTGACTTTGCATAAAAGTGTCCTGTATGCTTCTAATCATGGATACGTACATCCAAATGAAACTGACTACTAACCCTGCCACCCGGCGGGGTTTTTGCTTTTCTGGGGACCGCGATATCTCATCGGTGGACATTCAGGTAAAATCAACAGCATTTCAGGATGTGAGGCACGGACGGAATGACAAATCTACCCGACGACTATTTTCTGGATGCTGATGACGAGCTTGTGGATTTCCTGGAAAAGCAGGGCGAAGAATCCATTAAGGAAACATATCAATCAAACACCACGAATATTGAGAATGGATATAAGTTACTCAACATTCAAATTGTAGGGATTGGATCTTCATTCCTGCTTTTGACGCAAAAGACAAGTTGGGACTATTTGACAGCAGGCTTGGCCGTTTTTATTTTTTTGTGGACGTGGAGTGCTATTTACCTGGTTCACGCAGGACTTTCCGCCAAAAATAGGGCCCTTATTCACTCCCCTCCCGAGTGTCTGTATACAAAAGCATATAAAAATATTAATGAGCTAAATTATCAATATCTGCGCAGTAATGGTTATAACGGACCTAAAGAGGCTTTACCCGTTATGCGGAGGTATAGGCTTAAAAATTTAACGGATACAGCTGCGGAATTACGCGCATTAAACTCAATCATCAGGACGAGCCTTGATAGGGCGAGAATGGCTACGATCCTCGCCCCAGTAATCGCATTAATTGCTTCTGCTATTACTTTTTGTTTCTCCTGAACGGATCGGCAGAATCACCGACCAGGACACGTTTTGTTGTGAAGTCAGCAGAACCCTGTGACGGAGTTGGTTTTTGTTCCGCGGGCTGCTGAGGCTTGCTTTCACCCTGCGATTGTTTTGATTGAGACATGAAAATCCTCCATTTCTGAGTGGTTACTTCTGGCGATTTAACGATATCAGATGTGGTGATATGCCGCTACAAAGCAGCATCTGAAGACCTGCAAATGATTGCGAATCAGCAGGCCACGCCTGGAAAGGGCGTGTTGTCAAAAGCTACTCCTCCGGAAGCTCAGTTAGGTGCATAACCCCGGCCGGAGTAGCGCTATATGAAACTATCAGCAATCTAATCCCTACAAAAAATGGTAGGTTTCATGGTTGTTAATTTAAGGTAAAAAGTTTGCCGTGAAGTTACCCGGTAACCTCCAGACTGGGGCGGAAGTTGTCAACCAGAGATGGAATTAAAAGTCCGCAGGCCACGGCATGACAAGCCAACGGTCTTCCGAAGCAATTCGGCTTCACAAATATTCACATTTCTTGTACTAAACATACTTTCGCCTGCTCGCCGCAGGCATTTTTTATGACAAAACCGCGCCGATTGACCGTGGATTGTGTCGTTATTTGACTATATCCATTATTTGATAATAATTATTACCGTGGTGAATCCCCCTATGCGGAGGGGCATTGCCAGGTTGAGTTATTTTTTTGCGCTTATTGCGAGTCGTTCCTGATCTGGCGGCGACTCACCGGGAGGCACCCGGCACCACACACATACTGCATAACCCTATCTAAAGGCCTGCCATTCTGGCGGGCCTTTTCTGTTTTGGTCGCCAGAACGTCATTCACTCTGTGCTTTGTCGTAAATCCATCTGGCGGCCATTCCTATCTTCAAACAGCGCCATCCGTCATCAACGGAGGTGAGGCTATGACAAAAATGAGCACCATTTACAGCAGACTCTCATACGGCACCGGGACCGCACTGACGGGCTGCGGTGTCTCAGCAAAGGCTTACGCCGATGTAGCAAAAACAGAGGTATGGATTTTGGCCGACAAAGTGGCGGGTATGAGCCTGAGTGACTGGGCGATCGTTGTCGGTATTGCATGCACTGTTATTACCTGCGGCGTGAACTGGTATTACCGGCGTAAAGAGCGGGAGGACCGGCTTAATGGCTATGTCAACAAAGCTGAGGAATAGCGTTATTGCTGCCGTTGGTGGTGGAGCTATTGCTATTGCGTCAGCGCTGATCACCGGCCCGACCGGTAACGATGGTCTGGAGGGAGTGCGGTATAAGGCTTACAAAGATGTCGTAGGCGTGTTGACGGTATGCCACGGACACACGGGCAACGATATCATGCTCGGTAAAACCTACACCGAGGCAGAGTGTCGAGCGCTTCTCAATAAAGACCTCAACACAGTCGCCCGCCAGATTAACCCGTATATCAAACAGCCGATCCCCGAAACGATGCGTGGGGCGCTGTACTCCTTCGCGTATAACGTTGGCGCTGGCAATTTCCAGACCTCAACGCTGCTGCGCAAAATCAACCAGGGCGACCAGAAGGGTGCATGCGAACAGCTGCGACGCTGGACGTATGCCGGAGGTAAAGAGTGGAAGGGCCTGGTAACGCGCCGTGAGATTGAGCGAGAAGTGTGTTTGTGGGGTGAAAAACCGCAGAAAGCTGATGATGGCTTTGGGCCATTAAATCCCGGCGTACCGCCATCTGCTCCGGGAGTGTTCTGATGAGCCGCTTAACCGCCATTATCAGCGCAGTGGTTATCCTGGTGCTTTCCTGCGTTTTCTCATGGCGTTCTGGCTGGAATTCTCACGCTGACCATATCAACGCCCTGGCGGCGAAGAAAAAAGAGAAAGCCGAAAGAGCTATTCAGCCGGTAGAGCAAAAGGCCGCAGCCGCTACAGAAGAGGGCCGGATAGTCTACCGAACAATAACCCGCGACGTGGTGAAATATGTCCAGTCTCCGAATCGTACTGTGTGCAGGTTTGACGATGATGCTGTGCAGTTGCGCCAGCATGCCATCGACGCTGCCAACGCCATCCCCGGATTTGATGAGCCCGCCGTGCAAAGCAAGTGACGCCGGTAAGGACAGCGACGAAGACCTGCAGGCTGATATCGAAACCGTTCAGTGTCTGCGCCAACTGCGGTTAGATAAATATCGCTGGCAGGCGTATTACCGGGCTGTGAGCCAGTAGCAGGGCCATATTGCCGTTCCTGCATGGCGAGGACGGCGTGATAAAAAACCCCGAAGAGGATATCCCAAAGTAAACGGGGCGCTGAATGGACAGCTAATGACTAAACAATACATCGTGTATCTAAATATGTTTAATCATTTCACAACCCGGACCATATTGCGGAAGTATGAACCTGTATTTTGGCGTCAGCCTGCTGTCGGCGCTGGGCCAGTGCAACCGTGATAAAGCCGATATACGGCAATCAGAGAAGCAACGAGCCTCGCAATAGCGGGGCTTTTTACTACCAGAAGAAGAAGGAAATACCATGTTTACAGTTAAGACCATCATCAACGGCGTGACCCACATCTGCGAACAACCGAGCGTGACCATTGCCCGCGCGGGATGTGAGCAATTCAAAGACATTCTCACCCGAACCAACGACCATTCAAACCCTGACTTCGCCATCTGGCTGCCGGCTGCTTACCGGGATATTGATTGCAAAGACGTGCTACAGGAAGAGGAGTTAATCGTCAGTGAGCGCTTAGACGTTCTTGATGAGGATGCTCTAGCCATTCTGGTTGAGGATTTCGAAAGCCCGAACTATCCCAAGCGAGTGGCGTTTGACGGTTTACGATACCAGTTCATCTACCCGGGCGATCAGGTGTATGTGATGAACTCACATGGCTCAACCATCGAAACGGTTAAGTAGGGCATTACAGGAGCCATTCTACAGAGTGGCTTCGATAATGCTGGAGGAATCTTATGGCAACGATTAGGGATTTATCCCGGCAGTTAACGCAGTTGCAAAAGCAAATCCCTTTCGCTACGGCGCAGGCCATGACATCGGTAGTAAGGGATATCGCTGCAGCGCAAAAAGTGGCGCTGGGACGAAAGCTGGAATCGCCGACGCCATTCACTGTCAACTCAGTAGGCTCTGTTGGCGCCAGAAAGAACAACCTCCGCGCGAAAGTCTTTGTGCGTGATGTCGCCGCTGAGTATCTGGAGCCATTCGAGTTTGGCGGCGAGCATAAGCTGAACAGCCAGGCGCTGCTCAACCCGAAGAACATCAAGCTGAACAAATACGGAAACATGCCGCGTAATAAGCTTTCGCAGATGAAAGCGAAGCCGAATGTTTTCGTCGGTGAGGTGAACGGCGTCAACGCTGTCTGGCAGCGCAGGAAGCCGAAGAAGTCGAAGAAGAAACGGGCACGTTCAGCGAACGGTACGCGAAGGCCGAAGCCGAAACAGCGTTCTCCTAAGCTGCTGGTGAGGTTTGGTGATGCTCTTCCCGTAACGCCAGTGCTGGGGTATATGGACAGGTCAAAGGCTATGGCAGAGGCATTGATGCCTGCGGCTCTGAGTCGTGCCATCGCCGACGCGATCAGGACAGCAAAATAAGCGAGGTGATTAAATGTCGAAACAAAGGAAAAAGAAAACCACAGAATCTGCAAATTCTGCGGTTGGATGTAAGATCAATTCAGTGTGGCTGAATAGGGTACAGAGCGAACTAATGAATTTACTGATTAATGCAGGACGTTCTTGATCATCTCTTCAATGCTTTTCTGGTGCTCCGTTGCGGGTGAGTCAATACCAGATGCTATCTGGTTCAATACCAAAGCGACGGTTTCCCGATTATTTACGTTCTCCTGCAGCGCTTCTGCCATTTGGCGAAATGAATCAGCTACCAAGCCCTTTGAGATACCGGCCTGTTCTGCAAACAAAAGCGACAGATGTACTGTTGCGGCTTGCTGTGCGTTAAACATTGCTATGATGTGTTCAAGTTGGTCTTTGGTCATCGCATTTTCCTTTAAGTGAGGCGCCTCACCTGCTCGTGGTGCGCCTCTTGAAAATACCTGACCCGATGAATGCTTTCATCACCCCCTTACAAAAAATGGGTCCTTCCTGAGACTTTTGTAAGGCACGGGCATTGCGCGCCGCGGTGTTTTTGTAGCTACAACTTTTTATTTTGTGTCCCATGTCCCACCTCAAGGGATCGTCAGCCACGCCAGAGC